CATAAGGGATCGTTGTCAGAAGTTCATAATACTAAGCCATATTCCTACTATATCCACAATGGCACAAAGAAAGGGATCAAAGGCAGGCCGTGGCTTCGACATGTTACTAATAAGGAGGCCAATTCTTTCGTCAAAAAGATGGTGGCAGTCGTAGAGCGGAAAAAGACAGTTCAATTAGAGGCAAGCCCATCATTATCCTTTAACTCACCGAAATAACATGCCGACTATTTCTCAAGATGATTATTTAATACAAGCAGCCATTGCGTATTTGAAAGCTGACGTGACGGTTGCTGGTATAGTAGCGGCAAGAGTATATCAGAAAGATGTAGCTCTGGTGGGACCTACTCTGCCCTACATCACAGTTGGATTCGATTATGAATCCAAGATTCTAGGAGTGTCATCGAATAGAGGGACTTTCACGGTAATTGTTTGGTATGGCGATGCCCCTCCAACAAACATTACCTTGACTCGCCAGTTGGCAGCAGAAGTCCGTCGGTTGTTTGATGTGGAGCACGAAGTTTCCTCCATATTGTCTTACAAGAGCGGCCTCAAACTTCGTTTCCTCTCGTTGAGGGCGGCTCCAGTTCTCGTCGATACGACCGACAGCGTCTACTATTGTCCAGCTGAATTCGATACAATCCTAGATACCTAAGTAGTGGAAAGGAGGTGGAAAATTGGCTGTTCAGTTCGGCATCGCGACGATGAAGATGACGCCGCAGACTTCAGGTGGTAGCCCTGACTCCAATGTAGGCCCTATCACGATGGGAATTCTGCAGAACGTGTCGTTGGACTTTTCGTTTGACTTCGCGCAGTTGTACGGTGGCTCGGGTTTGTTCCCGGTTGACGTCCGCGTCCATACGGGCTCTATCAACGGCCAGGCTGAAGAAGCTGAGATGACCGGCATCTTCTTCGCCTTGCTGACTGGTGGAACACAGTCCGCTGGTGGCTCGACGGTGACGTTCACCAATACGACCCAGCCGACGGAGTGGCAGCTTGAATTGGAACTTGCCACGGACCTCGTGGATATGAACTTTACGTTGAACGCTTGTCGTTCTTCGTCGTTCAATGTCCCGTTTGCCCGTGACAGTCACGTGATCACAGGGTTCCAGTTCCAGGCCTTTGCCGACTCCAGCGGTAACATCGGAACACTGATTATAGATGATCCAAGCTAAGAAATTGAGAACACCCTAGTCAGGCCTGCGGGGTGGCGACTGCTTGGGTCGTCACCTCTCTTTACTCAAAAGGAGTTGTCAAGATGTCAGAAGAAGTCAAGACGACAGAAAAGAAGACCAGGACAAAGAAGGATCGGACAAAGAAGAAGCGCAAGCCAGTAGAGGAAGAGGTTGCATTTGAGGAACAGGAAGTTCCTTCAGCAGTAGAGTTGTTTTCGGATCTGGATGGCGCGCCCAGGCCGGATGAGAAGTATGAATTGACAATCAAGGGCAAGGTCAGAAGTTTGGTCCCTGCTTCCTTGAGGAATGTCCCGAAGGTGGGGGAGATTGTCCAATCGTTTACCTCTGATGAAGATGGAGAGGGTGACGAGGATGGTCTCGCCCTTTTCAGTGAAGAAAAGATGAAGAAGATTGCAGAACTGATCTACCTTTCTCTGTCGAAGGAAGATCAGGAAGAAGTCGATGAGGATGATATCCTGGATAGTTGCGGCTTGGCTGACTTCCCGTTGGCCTTCAACGCCTGTCTGAATCTCAACGATTTTTTAGCGCGCATGGGCCAAGTGAAGGGGATGATGAGGAATCTGATCTAGATGAGCCTGATCTAGATGACCCTTACTCGTTCGCTATGACGATGTATGTATTTTGTAGCGAATGTGGCTGGAAGCCGAATGACTTCCTAGATTTGACCCAAAGACAGTTGAACGCTCTGATGAAGGGTAGAGAACGTTGGATCGACATCCAGAATGAGGCTCAAGAGGATGCCAACGAAGGAAAGCCAAGAAAGGCCAGAAGAAGGACAAAGAAGGGATACCGGGAAAAGGCTCGCAATATAGCCTATAATAGAGAAACCGGGGTTCATTCGGTGCAGGGCGGAAGTGGAGCGCTGGCCAAGGCTGTTCAGGGCGGGAATAAAGAAGGATCGGTAAAAGAATCTTCAGCAGAAGGAGCAATTGCGGGACTTGCTCAAGCCGGGGCGATGAAGTCAAGAGTATGGCGTGGCGGAGTCAAGAAGGAGGACAGACCTAGAACAAAATCAGAAAAGTTGAAGAAGCTGAGGGCTGAGATAGCTCACAACGATAAGCACTTCGGAACGGAACCCAATGGCGATTAAAGTAGCCTCCATATTTGCCGAGATCAGCGTAGCGCTGAACGAGTTTAAGGCTGGGATGAGGTCAGTAAAGGCCTCATTTACTCAGCTCAACGAGTCTGCTAAGGAATCAGAAGCAGTTCTTCGTAGGGCCGGGTTTGCCTTAACTGCTATTAGTGCTGGCGCCGCTGCTATTGGCGGAACGGCCGTAAAGACATTTGCTGAGTTCCAGCAGTCTATAGCGAACGTAGCTAGTGTCTTGGATGGGATGGACTCTGACTTCGAGGCGTTGGAGAGTGCCGCCCGAAAAGCAGCCATCGCAACCATCTTTACCGCTAACCAAGCAGCTGATGCTATGTATGTGCTTGGTTCGGCTGGTCTGGAGGCTGGAGAAATCTTCTCGGCGTTGGAACCTATTCTCGCTCTGGCTGCCGCCACGCAGGGTGAGATAGCCGATACTGCTCGTCTTGTGGTATCAAATATGGTTGCCTTCCAGATCCCGTTTAGGGACACCACAAGGGTAGCTAACACCTTTGCTGCCGCAATATCGAATTCTCAGGCTACGCTTGATAAGCTGATTAACTCAACGAAGTTCGTTTCTCCGGTTGCTCGCTCGGCAGGCATAGCATTTGAGCAGATGACCGCGGCTTTGTCCAAGTTACTTGATGCCGGTATATCTGCTTCGACTGCTGGCGTGTATCTGCGTGGTATTTTGCTCGCCCTCCAGAATCCTACTTCAAGGGCAAGAGAAGCGATAGCAAAGCTTGGCTTGACGATAGATGATGTATCGCCTCAGGTTAATGACCTTGCGGGTATTATAGGTAATCTGGAGAAGGCGAATGCTGGAGCAGTAGAGTCTGGTGATGAGTTAGCGGACATCTTCGGTAGACGTTATACCACCGCAATGCAGGTTTTGATTCGCCTTGGTGCTCCGGCGTTGAGGGAGTTTGAAGCTGCTATAACCGGAACGAATAAGGCGTTTGAACTCCAGCAAGTACAGATTACTACTCTTAAGGGTGCGTGGCTGCTCATCAAGTCTGTTGTTCAGGATGTTGCGATTGCGTTCGGAAAATCTTTGCTGGGGCCATTAAATAGGGTAGCAAAGGTAGCTCGTGGATTGTTCCTAATTCTGTCAGAGTCATTCAATTCTTTGGGCCCTAACACTCAAGCTGTTATTTCTGGATTTGGAGCGTTTCTTGGTCTTCTTGTTGCTATAGTAGGCCCGCTTACTTTATTCGCTGGCTTCTTGCCCGCAATAGTAAATGGCCTAAAGTTGGTTGGTGGTGCAATTGTTGTAGCAGCTAAGGGCTTGATTACCTTAAAGGCTGGCTTGATTATAGGAGCAGTTGCCCTAGCAGCATATGTTGCTCAGATTTTCCTCTTCAAGAAGGGTATGGAGTTTGGGATAAAGAGGCCTGTTGATGAGTTCATAGCCAAGCAGGCAGAATTTCAGCAGATGACCGAGAGGTCAGCTAAGTTCCTCGAATTGTATGAAAATCAAGCCACTAGGACAGGGAATGTAATTCAAGCACTCGCGGTTATGTTCCCGAAGGCAGCTAGTGGTATGGACGCACTTGGACGATTTACTGAAATCAATACAGAAATGGTCCGAGAACAGATAGACGCACAGAGGAAGCTGATTGAGCTTGAGTCAGAAAAGAATGTAGAAGGAACAGTGGCAGCTATAAATGAGCTTGTAGTTGCTAATAAAAAGTTGAACACAAGTCAATCTGAAAATGTTGATCTTCAAAAAGAGTATAACAAGTATGCTGATGAGTTCAAGGAAGCAGGTATGGGGAATGCTTGGCTACAGGCAGCCACAAAGGTAGAGAAGCTTGCGGCGTCTCATACTGATAACGCAAAAGCTATAGATGAGAACATAAAGAGGGCGGCTGAGTTGCTAGATTTGGTCGGCAACATACTGGGCGTAGAGGGGACATGGGAAGAAAGAGTTGATGGTATAACCAAGGCTCTCAGGGAAAGAGGGTTTGCCTTATCTGAGTATACCAAAGAACTTATGTCCACTATTCAGTTCCAGCAGGCCTTTAACAAGATCACCGAGACTTCTGATGTAAGAGGTGATAAAGCGATTCAGAAGAATGCTGATAGGCTGAGATCAATCCAAGAAAAGACTCAGCGGGATATGACGGCGGTAGTTGCGGTTGAAGGTGAGAAAAGGATTGCCTTGATGAAGATTGAGGAGCATCAGAAGATTGCTGCTCTAAATAGAGAAAGGGAAAGGCTCAGAAGTACACATCCGGATACGGCCGATAGTGTGATTGATAACGCCATTCAAGGCGTCAGTATTGCGACTAACGCTAAGGTGAACGCAATAAATAATGCTTCAGCAAAGCGCCGCCAAGAGATACTTGACGAATTTACTGAGGCAAATCGCGCGCAGGCTGCCGAGATAGAGGCTATATTGGCGGCTAGTGCTCGCAGGACTTTGAATATCGACCAGAGTATCTCTCAAGCTAGAATTGGATCTATGAAAGATCTGAATGAAAGAGATGCTGAATTGCTCCGTCATAGGTATAAGTCTAGGATTGAGCAAATAAAACTTATGCTTGAGCAGGAAACGAATATTTCCATAGAGCAGCGCGAGAAGTATTCAAAGCTCATCATGGCTCTTGAGGAGCAGCTTCAGAGTGATCTAGCAGAATTACGCAAGCGTCATGCTGACAAGAAGAAGCGTGAAGATGATCGATACTTGGAAGAGAAGAAGAGAGAGGCTGAGGAGAGCATCAGAGGTAGGTTGATCTTTGTAGATAATATGATCTCAGATGTCAGCCGTGATCTCTCTGATGTCGTTCTTGACTCCTTATTCGGTGGTGATACTGAGGCTGATCGTAGGATGAGGGATCGGCTGGAAGATCTGGATGAGTTCCATAGGGCTGAGCGGATAAGGTTGGCTGGTAATGCTTCTGCTATGATTGCCCTAGAAAGAGAGATGGCTGAGAGGCGAAGGAAGATCCAGCAGGACGCTAACGAGGAAATAGGGAGTGCCTGGGGTAAGCTCTGGGAAGGCATAAAGAGATCGTTTATCAGGAATATCCTTGGATCTCTGGAGCGTTCTTTGAGGGAGTTCGTCAAGCGTGCTTTGATAAAGATAGCGTTGCTTAAGCTGGCTGAATCCGAGGCTGCCGGCGGCAACGGAAAGCTTGGTATGCTCATCAAGGGCATTGGGATGTTTGCTTCTTTGGCCTCAGGGAATCCGTTGCCGGCATTCGCCGCAGGTGCTCAGGGAGGCATGATGGACTCTCCTGTGGCCGGACCTACTTCTGGGATGAACCTTGGGAAGAGGGCTGGTGGAGGCGGTGGAAGTGGGGTCCAAGTAGTAATCAATAACGACGGGCTGATGCGCGGTGCGATGATTATGGCTGACGATCCTGAAGTAATGGATCGTGTTGTTAGGAATACTATTGAGCCGGCAATGCAGCGAGTTATGAGCGAGAAGGTAATGTGAAAACAGTAGACGCCACTTTCCTAGCGGAACAGAATAGACTCTCTGGCTCAAGAGCAGTCGAGCAAGTGAGAGTCTACAAGCGTTTCCCTTGGTCAATAACCGAGATAACAGATGCTGATAATTTCAAGGTTAAAGGCCATGCTGAGGATCATTTTTCAACGGATGATTGGTTTATAGTCACCACTCGTAAGTTTAGCACTAAGTTCAGAGTGACTAGCCCCCCTACGTATGCCTCTGGTGAGACTACAATACCTTCGACTACTCATAGTCTTGGAACTGCTCAAGATGTCGGCGGGTATATAGCCAAAAGGTATGATGTAGAGAGGCAAGTGCTGAAGATTGGAACAATAAGTCAAGGCTTTGAAGGGCCTACACTGAATGAGTTTCGAACAGGCGGCGCTACGATAGAGATGAACGATAGGGCGTATATAACCCTGTATGATGAGGTGAACTCTGCTGGGGTATTCTTCCAGAAAAGTTGGACAGATGTCATCTCTGGAGTGAGTGCCGGGGCTAGCACAACCGTGTTTACTATTACTACGGGAGGATTGACGGTAAACGCCCTGAGAGGCTATAATGCGCAGGTGCTCTCAGGTCCGTATGAAGGTAAGGGGTTTCCGATAATAGCGAATGCTGCAGGGACTGTAACGGTCCTTGGCGTCCTGGATGATGTCATTGTCGGTGATCAAGTCCTATTAGCTATTGAGAATTTCTTCTACGGTGAAATACTGGCCGGGTTCAAGGGCTCCCTATAATGGCCTCTTATAGCTTTTGGCAAGCAAAAACAGTAGCCCAGTTATCAGCGATCACAGACGGCGTGACTGATGCCGATAAGGCATATATGGAGGCTTACGCCTATGATCAGATGGCTGCGGTATTCGCAGAACTAGGGTCTGGTCCTAGTGGTAGTCTTGTAGACCTTACCGTGAGATTGGCGGTATCGTTACAGGCTGATGGTGATTTAGTCCCTGCTTCAGTGACTGCTTCTTTGGTCAGCGAAACTTTGACGGTAGCTAACTTGATTGTCCCAGGCGCCACTACCTTCAATACGGTTGCCTATACTTGGACAGGATCGGATGGAGGCGCAGGAGATGTTCTTACTACAGATGGAGCCGGGAATCTAACTTGGACTACACCGTCTGTATCATCCCCTCTTTGGACGCAGTCCGGTAGCAATATCTACTATCCTTCTGGCGGCATAGGAGTAGCAGGAAATGTTGCTATAGGGATGACTGCTCCGACCTTTAGATTGTCAGTAAGGAATGCTACTGCGCAGTTCATAGTATTGGATGATCCAGGTAATGTCCTGCTATATATTGATAGCGGGACGAATACTTTGTCTGGCCCAAGTACAACAATGGGCTATTACTTTTATCATCTTTACGCTACTGCTGATTTGGATGTAGGCAGCGGCGATTTTACTGTTTCTAGTGTCGGTAATGTTGCTGCTGCTGGAAATTTGGATGTCGAAGGATTAGTAGCATTAGGCAGTGGTGCCACTCCGACCGCAGGTATTAGTGTATGGGTTAATGCTGCCGTAGGAGCAGGAGGCACTGTATACGGTGCCTTGAGTCAGTATCATATAGCAGGGGCTATAACTGACTTCAATGCTACATGGGTCACAGTCAGCACAGATGCCCCGTCTGCTATAACAAATCTGTATAATTTCAGGATTTCTGAAGGGTCCAAGACTGGCGGGACGACAATAACCAACCAGTATGGACTCAAGATAGAAGATCTGAATGATGCCACCAATAACTGGTCTATCTTTACAGGATTAGGATCAGTTTATTTGGGCGGCAATACTACAATATCTGGCTCTCTTTCAGCAAGTTCTCTCGGGATCTCTACTTCAGGGACCTTCGGTACAAGCCTTACTTCATCAACGTTGATTGTGTCAACGACAGCAGTAGTAGGGACCACGCTCATAGTAGGGTCAACGCTCACAGTAGGAGGCGTCACTACTATTAATGCTGCTGCTCAAGTTAAGACAACGGCAGCAGTTGCTTTCCAAGTTACTAATGCTGGAGGGTCGACTGTATTTGCTGTAAACACTGCTGGCGGGACAGAAGAGGTGTCCATTCCGTTAGGGAATTTGCTATATGCTTACGGAAACTTTGCTTGTGACGGGCTTGTTTACGCTTTTGGCGGAATAAGAACCTGCCCTAGTATTGGACTTGGTGGAGTTACTGAGTTTTATAGATTGGATCTGCAAGATGCGTCATCTAACGACGCATATAGGATCAAATCTACAGTTGTTAATAGTGCTGTCTGGTTTATTTGGGAGAACGACGCAAGGAAATGGTGGGGCGGGGTAAGAACGGATGATATCTGGGCCTTATATGATGGGACTGGGGCTAATTATCGGTTCATGGTAGCGACTAACGGGGACATCTCAGGGACTCACGGGACTTACCATATATCATCTGATGAACGTCTAAAGACGAATGTTGTAGATATAACAGATGCTCTTGAGACAGTCTGTAACTTGAGAGGCGTCCACTATAACTGGATAAAGCCTCCGTATATGAGGGATGGGAAGCAGACAGGAATGATAGCCCAAGAGGTGGACGCAGTAGCCCCTGAATTAACTCAGGTAGCAGAAGATGAGATGGGGACAATGTCAATAAAGGATGACATCAGCATAGATGCCTACTTAGTTGAGGCAATTAAGGAACTCAAAAGGAGGCATGATCAAGAAATTGATGTCCTCAAGGTTGAGATAGATAAACTGAAAGTTGCTTAGTGGTATCTTAGGGGAAAGGAGAGTCAAATGTCATTGAGTGAAGAGCAAACGGTTTTTGTCGCAGAGGTGAGGAATAACATTGAAGGGATGAAGTCTGCTGTCAATTCGGCAATTCAGAATCTTCTTGCTCGCAAGAAGGTCGTTGATGACAGCCGTAAGGATAAGAATTTCCCTGGCACTTTTGGTGATACTACCGAAGAAGGGACAGCAGCAGCAGCGCTAGTAGCAGACATTGTCAAACTTGATGTTGCAATTGATGCTCTGATTGATACAGGGTTGGTCACAAAGACTCGGGAGCAATTTGTGCAATCACTTAAAGGCGAAATGCCTCCGTTGATGCCGTAAGTAGTCAAGTGAAAGGAGTAAGGTATGGGCAGCATTGCTTTCAAGCTCAGGTATCATCTTCAGGATAGCGGTGACATTGATAAGGCTGAGGATGGCACTGAAAGACCGCTTCGGATGGAAGTTCAGAATGATGCTAAGTTCCTGCTTAGTTATCTGAATACTGTAGATACAGCCAAAGAGCCTTTTAAGAGCAGGCGCAGGACTATAATGCGCCTATTCGCAGCAGTATCTAAGGTGACTCGCGAATTGGCTCGCCTTATGAAAACGGCAGATATTCCAGATGATGAGGAAGATTTCATTATCGACAGGGAGATTCCGATTAGCCCTGAAGGATTTGAATTTCTTAAGGAGATGATTGACAATCCTCCTGAGGGAGTCAAGTTCTCTACGATTCCGGTTCAGAGTCTTTTGGTGTCGATCGACGATCAACATGCTGCTTGGAAGCGAGAGGAAACGGGCGTTGTTAAAGTTGCTAAGACCGCTGAACCAGAGGTTCCCGCCTAACTCTCGGATCGGACGGTGATCGGGATGCTCAGGGGTCTGCAAGCCCCTGGGCAATCCTTCATTTTACTTATCGGACGGTCTAACGATGCCCACCGTAAAGTTTAACCCTGGAAAGAAATTCGGAACGTTCAAATGGGGCGAACTAGACACCGGAGAGGCTGGAGAAGTGGCTAGATTACTCTATCACGGCGGTATCATCCATCCTGGATCAATAGAGGCTTTGACTAGGCAGAGGATGATGCGTGTTAAGTCCCTTGGGTTTATGAGGGAGTTGGATCTACATAGGGCCTGGCAGTATTCAGATGCTCAAGGAAGATTGACCTTGATGCCAGGAATACAGCTTTGGTCTTATGGATTAGGACAAAGAAGTGCACCTTCTCTTGGACCTAAGAGTATCAGTATTCGGCTTGAGCAATCAAAATTCGGGCAAGTTGAGATTACAGAAGTTAGCTCGGATTATGATTCAGGTATTTATCCGTTCAAGTTCAAATATCCAGCATGGTGGTCTTGGGATAGGGCTGTTTGGGAGCAGCATCTTGGTATAGTCGGCCTTGATGACAACGGGACCAAAGTTCTTAATGGGATTGATGGTTCAGGTGACAACGAGTTCATCAGGGTAAAGTTTGCTGACTCATCAGGAGATACTTCCACTAGGCCGTATGTTTTCCCTGATGAGGATGTAACTGAGTTAGTCGAAGTAGAGGGAAGAACTAGCTCCACGAATAAGGTGGTGAACCAAGGGACTTTGATGGCACAGTATGATGGCGGCTCTGAAGTTCCTATTAGTCCTTGGTTCGAGGATGTGATGCTTTGGACAGGAGGAGCATTTAGCTTGCTGTCTGATAACGTTGGCGGCAAGTTAGCAGAAAATCACGATGAGACGGTAGACATCCTACAGGCCCAGAATGATAGTATCTATATTGGCTCGCCTACTCCCTTCTATGGTATTGAATTCCTTCTTGAGACTCCATTCGGAGCAGCAAAGACATTGGAGGTGTATTACTCCAACCTTCCGACTATAAATGATGCCGGCTCTTCTGATATTGGGTTTAGCGCGGATATGGTTGGGGCAGCAGCTAGCTCTGTTACTGATGGGACTAGTGGGCTATCCCAAGATGGCAGTATTTATTGGGATGAAGGTGATGTACAAGGTTGGTCAAAATCTACCTTGAATTACAATGATGGGGCAACTGATATAAAGCATTCTTATTATTGGATAAAGATTAAGGTCACTTCGGCTGCTCCCGGAACTTGTACGGCTTACACTCTTAGGAGGCATATTCGTCTTCCTGGGTCAAATGGAGATTACATTACTATCAAAGTTAATCCTGAGGCCTTAAGGTTGAGGGATGCTGATGAGGAAATAGTCATCAGAACTGATAGTGATGGCAACCCTATTCCTGCGACGTGGCATTTGTTTGCCTCAGTAGATAACGCAGTCACCCAGTTAGCAGACATTGCTAGCTTCCGCGGTGAAATTTTGGAGCAGGATGATATCATTGTTTCATCCTCGACTCCATATTTGAATGTCTTTCCTAATGTTCCAAGGGAAGATTATTTCCAAAAGATAACCTGCATTCTTGTAGATACGGCAGATGATGATACGGTATATCTTGGAGTCGGGAAAGAACTGTGGCGGTATAAGCATCAAGGTGAGCTTGAATTCTTAGGGTCGATAGATAATATTGATCCTTCTACGCCGCTTGATGATCTTAATAACGTCCGTATAATGAGGATGGTTAAGGATGGTACTGCGGTAAAGGGTATAGCTTGGACAGATCTTGGGACTAATCATCATACCAGAATTGATTCGCCGTGTGCAGTCTTTACCTATACTGTATCAACAGGAGAGTTTGATTACTCTCAGGCTAAGACAGGCATCTTTGGGGTAGTGGCGCACGAGTATCTCTACAGAGATGGTAGAATAGTTGATGTTGGTGGCAGTAACTTTGAGAGAGGATTTGGACAAAACTTCGAGAATGGTGGGGCTGGTCCGGCTGATGGCGGTGAGAACTTGATGATCCCTTACCCTCAATTGACGTCTTGTGAAGCTGCTGCTTTGCTAGGAGTCTCTGAGAATATTCATATGAGGGACCGGGATGACTTTTTGAATTCGGCAGGACTTGATTACCCTGCTTTTGTCTTCAATGAAGATCCTGTAGGTAATACTTTTGAAGGCTCAGGGTGGGAGGAAGGGCCGTATTGGGCTGCTAAGCCTGGAGCCTATATTGCTACTGATGGATCAATATCTCCTGTTGGCGGCAAGAATAGACTTGGGTTCAAATATAGCCTCGGGCAGAGAGGGTTTGTTGAATACAACTTCCTTGATGATAGGTGGTATGCCTTAGAGCATCGACACTATATTGATTCAAGTGCTGTAAAGATCCAACCTATAGATGGGACGGCCGGTAATCTAGATGACTGCCTGTTCTTCTTTGAGTCCGTCAAGGATGGAGATAATATTGACAGCGGGGCAAATATCTTCTGTGGCCAGTTTCCTGATTCATCAAAGCACGCTGTTTACCTATCCTATATATATTGGGAGGAAATGGCTACAGATTCAGGCACTGATGCCATAAGCGTATCATACCTGAGCTACTTCTATCAGGATGGGAAGGCGAAAGATTGGCCTAAAGCATTCTGGTATAATCAGACCACTACTTTGTATGAGGACAGGACCACTGCATTTAACGCCGGAACTGGTGGCTTTGGGACGCTGAATGAAGTAGATGATGCTATTTATGTAGGCGACACCAGGACGTTTAACTCAGTTTACTTTCAAGTTACCAATTCAGCCTTTAATGCCACGGTGCTCTTAGAGTATTGGAACGGCGTTGCTTGGGCAGCAATTGATGCCGGAGCGCAGAATGATGATACTACTATCCTGACTGCTGATGGACATTGGACTTGGAAGCCTCATAGAGATTGGGCCACTACAGCTGTAGGAGGGACTACGCAATATTGGGTTCGGTTCCGAGTGAGTGCTCATGTTGGCGGATCTACTCAAGTAGATGGAGCACAGAATGCTTGGGCTAATTACTGGGAGTCCCGTTCTGAAATAGCTGGATCGAATAGGGATGCACAATCAGTCATAGACTTTTGCCACAATCCTAACGAGAGCACGATCCACGGATGTATCTATGATCGCTCAGATGGAGTATCCCAAGCAGCTAATAACCCGAATCAGTATCTTTACTTTGTCTATGAGATAGGGACTGGTGGCTTTAACTACAGCACTACCGGTCAGAACTTTAATTTTGAGACTGGCAGGGCTTTGAGGCACTTCACCTATAACTCTACTGATTTCAATGTTTATTGTATAGCGGCTAGTGTAAGAGATCCTGGCCGCGGGGCATGGCTGATGAAGTGTGACTTCACAGGCGGTAGCGTGATTGAAGTCTATAGACTAGGGATAATGCCGGGATCGTCTTACAACTCTAAGACAGCGCTCCAAATAGATTCTAACGGTGGCGTCTTCGGGGTGTGCGGACCGGGGCCGAACGAGGTTATATTCCAGTATTCAGATACTCTTTGGCCTAGAGTGCCAGTCCTATCATTCGGGGAGACTACGGTAACAGAAGCAATCGCCGGACTATGTCAGGCTACTAATTTCGTCTTCCAAGTGACTTCTGAAAGAATAATGAGGATACAAGGCAGGAACGGTTTATCTACTCCAGATACGTTTGATGCCGGACGAAAGCAGATATTGGATGTAAGGCCATCAAAGAGATACGAGCATGTCTATAGAGGTATATCGGTTGCCTGGACGGGAACTAGTAAGAATGGGATAGAAACCTATGGGGACATGAGTGACGTGAATAGAATCCTTAATGTCTCCAACCGATTTGTCCAGAATCCTTACTATGCTCGGATACTTGCTCGTATGCTGTTCGATTACTTCAAGAATATGAGGTATGTCTTTAGGGCTGAATTGACTTACCTACTACAATTAGAGTTAGGAGATGAATTAACCTTCAGTATTCCGGGGAGTGTTGCTGGTATAGATACTACGAAGGAGTGGATCCTTTGGGGAATTGACCTCGACACTACCAACAAAAAGTTGACCGGAACATTCTTGGAGAAGGTATAAATGTCGTTTTCAGGGAACGTATTAGGTGGTGTTGGTGTCCCCAGATACTATTTGCTATCTGAGGATCTTATCACAAATGGTAGCATGGAGGATGATGATAACGCTGACAGTATACCTGATAGTTGGGCAGCTGGTGGCGGTGCTACTGTAGCTCAAGTGAATGATACCACTACTGTCTTCGGTGATTATGTACTTTCTGTTGAAGACAATAATATTGGCGCCATTGAATGGGTGACGCAAACTGGCCTTACTATGCCGTCAGGAGATATAAACGGCAAGTCTTTGCTGGCAGCTATTTGGGTGAAGGAAATCTCTGGGACTCCTGGCGGTAATATTCATGTCTATATAAAGGATAATGGCGGTGCTCTTGCTGGAACGGCGTCACCGGCATCCTCATATACGACTAGTAGTTGGAGCTTGATTTGGATCCCAATAAATAATTTGTTCTCTTTGGCGGGAAGTTCTAATTTCTCAATTGAAATCTTCCCGACAAATACAACAGCATCTAATCTCGGCAAGCAATACTACGATAACATCCAAGTGTTCGAGATTGAGGACACCATCGAGCTTGCCGAGCCTACAGAGTATAGGGGGCAGGGATGGGATAAAGAGCTTCAGACAGGCCGGCAGAGATTGATCGACGGTTCCTATAAGGAATATATTGATGGATGGCGTTTTCGTTGTGAATGTGTCTGGGAGTATATGGACACTACAGATGAAGCAGATAGGCAGTTAATTGCAGACCATGACGGCTTGATTGGGTTTATGCCTCATAATGATGTTGAATGGGGCCAAGTCTGTCTATGGGATGGTCATCTGAATCGCGAATACTTCTTCAATAGATTTGTCGGCCATACTTCAGCCATTCCGTTAGTCGGGACTGAGATAATGGGATCTAAACCTACGAGGACATAATGGGCCTATCTGTATTAGCACCAGGATTTGAATTCATCGACAAGTTTGGAGAGTCTGGAGTTGTGAACCAGGGCGCAGAAGCTGATGTAGTGTCTTGGCTGACTACGGGTGCTGTAGATGAGCCAGCTGCCAACGGAGAAGTGGTGTATGCGTGGTCGTCTAATGGCGGCGATACCGATGTAGACGTAGCAGTCTCAGGTAGACAGCTTGGAGCTTTGGTGGATGGAGCGGTCAATCTGAATGGCGCTACGGCTGTAAAATGTCTGACTGCCGCCGGAGATGATATGACGGCCGAACGTATTCATCGGGCATCTGCTTCTGATGCCTATTCCGGTAATATTAGTTTCGGGAATGCTGGTAAAACTGAGACGTGGATGCAAATTGCCATCGGAGAAGGCCAGACTCTCGCTTGTATGATGAGCACCTCTACAGGCAAGAAATCGTTCATCGAGAACTACTGGGCGGATATGATTGCTTCTTCGGCTGCCGCGGCTACGGCAGTCATTAGGCTTTGGACTAGGGCAGATGGATCTGCTCTTTGGGTCTCAAAGCATAAAAGAATCGTGACCTCAGATTCTCACCCGCAGGTTACTCATAACTTCAAGAAGCCATATCCTAATAAGAGTGGTATACCTGCTGGCTCCGATGTCAAGCTGACGATCAAGGCTGTAGCCAAGAACGTAACGGTAGCAGCAGGGTTCCTCATGACCTCCTGTTGGAACAGGATTGACCCGTATGATTACTGGGTGGAGTAATGCCTGTAACCTCCATAAAAATCAACGGTGTATACCTATTCGCTTACGCTCTGAGTGCTTCTGGGGACTTGCTACTCAACGTAAGCCTAGCGACTAACACTTCTTCACGTAGTCACTAGGGGGAAAGGGGGACTTCACTCTTTTCTTCTAGGCGACTATTAGAAAGCTACTTCAAATGCCAGTTAATATAGGTGATTACTCTACAAGCATTAATCAGGAGTTTAGAGCGTCTGATGTTAGATGCTCTGGGATTAGTGCCCCCACCCTCGGACAGAGAGCGAGTGGGACTACAGTTACCGTCACCTTTACTTTGCTGACGTATGTCGATGCCGACCTACTCGCATCGGTGACGATAGAGTATTCCACCGCAGGAGCCGGAGGCCCGTGGACTGCCGCCTCTATTACTGGCGCTGTGACGAATCTAACGGTGTCTCAGGCCGGTAATACCTACAACGTCACTTGGGACTCGATCGCAGATGTAGGATCTAACGTCGATCAGGATAACATCTTGATTCGTGTTACAGCGAATGATGGGGCTTTGGGAGCGGGAGATGATGATACTCCGGTAGTGTCCTCCTTCTTTACTGTAGACAACCTTCCTACTGCGCCAACGATTACTGCTCCTTCCTCGGGCTGGTTCCGTAAAGATGATGACTATCCTTCCTTTGCGGTTGAGTTCACAATACCGACAGATCCCGGTAGTGATAAGCTGTGGCCAGTATTTGAGGCTGATAAGTCGCCGAACTTTGATTCGGTTGACTTCTTCCAAGTCGATAGTAATGATCTGGCAAACTATCTATACTTCGACGTGGAAGTGAGTAATCCTCTCAAGCCTATTTCTGGCTACTACGTTATAGATGTTCCGGTGAATGAGGATGGGTCAATAACTACGGTGACTTATTCTTCTTTGACGGATGCCTACACAGGCTCGGCGTTGCCGGGAACTATAACGGACGCTAGAGTGTTGGTAGTAAACCGTATGGATAGGCGCGTTCTGCTGTCTTCGGTTGGTAATACCCAAGTACAGCTTACCGCTAGTCAAGCCGGGGTGATTACTCCCACGGTGGATCTCTATATCTTTGACGACGTCCAAACGAACTTCTATATTGTGTCCGGCTTAACGGTGACGAATGAAGCTCTGACGAGTCAACTCTTCTCCGGTTTAGCTGACGACTTCGGTCAGAGTATCCCTGTTACGTTTGGTAGTGCTCCCAGAATCTTGATGTGTGATGAGAACGATAAACTCTGCTTTATGGGAGCGATTTCCACTACCGACGTAGAATTGGCTAAGTCAGTCGCCGGACCCGATATTGATGGAGCGGTCACGTTATTCATCTTGAAGGATAACACAGATATCTATCAAGATGATAACTATGCTGTCAACTTTGACACGCTGACCGTAACACGTTACGATGCCTTAAGCGATGGAGGCGCACTGCCTACCTCTATTGGAGGCGCTATTCCTAACGTGGTTCCTAACTCAGATCGTGCTGTATACGTAGACACGCCCACAGCAGAAGACTTTCAGATAGCAAAGTCAGGCGCAGGGTTGCCTGCGAACGGAACAGTTGAGATTAACATCTTCACCGAAGAAGGTGCTTCAGGGATTTGGGTAGTGATGCCTGCTACCGGGATAGATGATGCGACGTTTGAGGGTGGGAATGCCCGATACCGGGCACAAGTGGGCGACTTTGATGACAACGTCTGGTATTTCCGGGCTGCGTTCGGTAACACTTAGGAGTAACTAATGGCCGAGTACAAGGTTAAGGAACTTGCCTACGAGATGCCGGACGAGGACATAACAGCTGAGTCTGGTTATCGCGTTCTATCTGCTGATTTGAATAACGGTCGGTTCATGTGGGACCTTGAGGTGTTTCGTCAACTAGAGCGGAACACTTCTTGGTATCGGGAGCTTGGCAAGTTCCCAACCCACCCGCTGTTCTTCGTAGACACCGCCAGAGGAACGGTGGAGATCTACAATCGTAAGACGAACGCAACGTGGATGACGATCACAGCCGCGGCCAGTAACTTCCTGGCCAACTCGTCTGCTATAAGGGATATAGCCTTTTTGGATGGGCTTCTCGTGGTGGCGGACGATACGAACGGGATACAATGTATTGACTTCATCCGAGATCAGGGATATCAGTATCTATCGACCGGGCTCTGGGTGAGGAACGGGGATGTAACGGATCGTAATAGTGCGCTGGGCTCGATCAATGTCAATACGGTCGTCCAGTTGAATCACAATGACGTTGTCTCTGTGGCTCTGGCGAGAGACCACGACGACCAGTATCAGGAATACGATCTTGGTCGAACGATCCCTGATATCGTTCTTGCCTGCGACGATGAGGTGAGTATTATAAAGGCAAGGGAACATGCCTCCAACGAACCTGCGATCTACGATAGCGCGATTGCTTCAATCGTCGGATTGGCTGTCGAGATAACGCCGGATGGCCACTGCTTCCTTGGATACTCGGATGCTACCAACGATAAGGTGGGGTGGTGGAAGACCTCAGATCTGGTAGCAGACACGTTCCCGGCCGCAAAGGATACGTTCCACGGTGGCGGGACGACAGGTGGTGCGATCAATCCGGTGTCGGTATCTGCTGTCCTCTCGATGATAGATGTAATCCCGGCTATCTCAGCTGCCGATGGAATATCCCCGGTGGTAGCGATCGCAACGGACGAGGGGCTTTGCCTGAAGCATCTGAACGATACGAACGAGGAAGATGGGATCACCTTCTTCTTTGATGACGTAGCAGCCCACCCACCGCTCTGCGGGAAAGCGACGCTCAAGGACTCGTGGTGGCTCGGATCGGTGGCCGGTCTACTTGGTAAGACGCTCACGAATACAGGCTCGGTAACATTTGCTGCAGCCGTTACCGGAAACGGGGCAGTCTTTACCGAGGGAGGCGGGACAGTCCTTTCTAGGACTGGTGATGCGGACCTAGCAGTCTCTACGGATGACTTCGCGGTAGGGTTCTACTTCAAATCGACGTTAGCGGCCAACCCCGGTTCTGCCGTCAACCTTCTCAACCTAGAGGAT